GCACCATTCCCTGCCAACCTGTTGCCCCTCTTTCATCATGTAGCAAGTATAGTCCATCTACTGCAAACACATCTGGTTTGTATTCCTCAATCTTTGCTCTGATTGTCGATAACCCTGACCCTGCCTCTTCATCACCACTTATTATAAACTTAGGCATTTCTTCTAGCTTTGATAAGTTTTCTTTGTAATCTTGCTCTAATTTTTCTCCTAGTCTACCTTTTTTGAAATCTTGATAAGGCAGATTAAATTCTATAGCGTCTAGTCTTCTCTGCATTTGAGCAGGACTCATTTCACGAGTGAATAGTGCTACTTTCAATCCCTGTTTCCACAAGTGGTGCAAAATGTAGAGTAACTGCCATGTCTTTCCTACACTCTGAAAGGCAACAATCGTGATTAATTCTTGACTCATTATTCCACCTGTTACTTCATTCAAACTATCCCATGGATATTCAAAACCAACCATTCCATGTGATTTCTTAATTCTTTCGTATGCCTCTATCCTTCCATCAATATCCTCTGTGTATTCTAAGTCATTTGTTCTTCTTGTATCTACTGCAATTGTAGACCCTCTCTGTTGGAACTCTTTTAGTGCTTTTTCTATATTCCCTTTTTCAATTAGCTCACTTATCTCTCCTATTGAGTCAACTAACTTATTGTATTTATACCTTTCTCTTAGTTCATCACAATAGTAATTCATTGGCTCTTCTGCATTTTCCCAACTAAAGTTTGGGTAATGCCTTTCCACTACTTCTTTTGAAGGAACTTTATTGTACTCTGCATAATAATCTTGCAAGTACTTATACATACTCTGTGTCTTATTCCCATAAATGAACTTAGTAGTTATCTTTTCCTTTATTGGAGTTCTTATATCCCCACTTTCTACTATTTTTGACAATAAGCCTTTTTCTATATCCACCTTTTGACCTCCCTATCTCATTCTCATTCGTGTAATTATATCGTTCCAGTTATCTACAAATACTGCTTTCTTGAATTGACCTATTTCAAAGTCTTTGGCTAAAAAGATATTTGCTATCCTACTACTCTTACCCATTTCTCTTATATAGTGCCAGTTCATTTCACTTATAAACTTTGTGTATGCCATATCCTCAATGTACTTTTCTCGCTTATTATCATTCCTCTTTCTCTCTAATATATAGATTGAGTAATCTGCATTAAATATCTCTTCTATATGTCTTACTACCTTACCACTTATAATTCTGTATTTAGGCAATCCTACTAAATTTCTTAGTCTATTTGCTGTTGTATCTCTTCGCTTTTTTAAGATTAAATCTAAGTCTATAACTATTACTGGTGCAAACTTATTACTTATTTGCCCTTTTTCCATCTCTACCACCTACCTTAATAGTATTCATTTAAATGCCTTTCAATCTCCATTTCTACTCTGTCTTGTAACTCCTTAAAACATTCATCACAAACTGCTTTTCCATCAAACCTTTTATAAGGTAAATCGTGTACTGTTCTACAGTTCTCACAAACAAACTCTTTAGTTTCTCTAAATATCCTCATTAGTCAACATCTCCTACTGCACCCCAACTCATTCCTTGTCTGTTTTCAATTGCTCTATAAAATCTTCTATCTCCTGCTCTTACTTCTGTTCCTTCGTACAATTTTAAAAGTGAGTGGTCATTTTCTATGTGTCTGACTGTACCTCTTACAAACTGTTTTCCACTCTTTAGTTTAAACCCTGTAGTTGCCTTATGGTGTCCAGTTCTAGTTTCTTCATCTTTAGGCTCTAAAATGTATTTCTTATCAAATGTTCCTCCATTGTGATGTAACTGGTTTCTCTTCTTTCTCTCGTAATCCTCTGTCATTTCTAAGAAGAACCATTCTCCCTGTCTTTTTACTTTACCTGTATAATGCTCTGGTAAATTTCCTAACTCTACTTCTTTTACCATTCTAGGTTTTAGACTTTGATAAGCCTCATCAATAGTACTCACTTTATCTAAAAGTTCTGTTAAGAAGTAAGTTCCATTACCACTACCTGTTTCATCAATTGCTGATAAATAATCTTTCCCTCTGTGTCCTATTAGTACTGCACCCAACTGATGTTCATACTTAGTTTCTCCATCTACTTCTTTCTCAATCCACCCGTCTTTTTTATGGTCTTTAATTTCTAGTTTCTGAATTTCTTCTATATCGTAATCAGTAGACCACCTTCCTCCTCTGTCTAGTCCTTCTAAGTTTCCTAGTGCTGAGAATGGTATTTCTGCCCTTTCCTCATTTGAGATTATACCAAATAACTCTGACTGATGATGTGCTGTTGAGTTCGAGTAGTAATCTCCATTACAGAGAATGAAACCATTAGGAAGTCTAACTGCTAATGGGAAGTGGCTACCCCAACTGTATACTACATCTGTATTTTCAAAGTAGATACTCTCATTACTATTTCTACCTGTTTCACTTTCTTTATTGTACCATGCACTCAGTACCTCATAATTAGAACTATAATATTTCATTATTTATCTCCTCCTATGTCATTTAGAGGGAGGCTTTTTACACCTCCCAATTATATTAAAATGTTATTTCTCTAATATCAGTATTCTTCTCTTCAAATGGTATTCCCTGTTCCTTGAGATAAAACAGAAGTGAGTCTAACGAATACTCTAAATTATTCTCTTCTGCTATATGTCTAAAACCTCGTACTATCTTTACTGCCTCTTCCCTATGTTCCTCTGGTACTTCAAGATAGTATAATATATCATTTGTTCCCTCATCAAATAATGCTAGTATTGTCATTGTGTCCTCCTTAAGCTACCTGTTTTAGCACTCTTCCTGCAAGTTCTTCTACTTCAACTCTTCTATCATCATTTAAGTCTCTTGCCATTCTAGTAAATGAATTTACTACATCATAAACACTATTATTAGGCTCTTCATCAAAATGCTCTATGGTTTTATCTGTCAACTTTTTACTGAGTTTTTCTCTTTCTGCAATTTCTCTGATTACTTCATAAGGGTTATCAATTTTCTTCATTCTAGCACTCTCTAACTTATCTAGTAACTCTCCACTCTTATCTAAAATTGCTACTAGTTTTCTCGTTAAGTCTTCCTTTAAATCGTCTTCGTCTACATGAATATGTCTTTGGATAAAAGGCTCTCCACCACTTACCCACATTCTCAATCCGTTTGAACAAACCTGTCTATAAACTAGTGGAGTCATTTTAAAGCTATTGTAACCTACTTCTGAATTTTCAATGTCAACTCCAACTTGTAGTATGTCTTCTTCCTCACTTCCTAAGTCTGCTGAGTAATCTTCAAACACTATTCTTGCATGGAATTTCCTATCATTGAGAAGGTATCCTCTAACTTTCATTTTATCTCTTAACTTTAGTCTCTTTGCTACTGTTTCAAATATCTTAAGTATGTCTAGGTTATCTAACTTCGTGTACCTGTCACTTAAGACTCCTCTCACATAGTAATCGTTATGGACTCTATTTTGAAATCTGAATAGTGCTTTCCTTCCTGCTAACTTATCTCTCCAGAAGTTAAACTGTCTTGCTACTAAGTGTGGCTGTTCGTCTAGCAGTTTTTTCTCGTATCTTACTGGCATACCTAATCTTGAGAATAGTTGACTTAATGAATAAGATGTCAGTTGTAGTTCTTCTCTCAGATAATCTTCTACATTTTCTGGCTTAGTATCGTCTGTGATATTTCTCATATCCACATAAAGCCTACCTTCATCACTCATTCCCAGTCTCTCAATTGGATAAGTTTCATCAATTGTTGACTTAGAGTATTCTTCTACATCTTCTAGTATTTCATCAAAGCTGTCTTTGTCCTCTTTCATTTGATTTTCTTGTTCTAGGTCAAAGTGTTCTGCCATCTCTAATACTTCTGCCATCTTATAGCCCTCCCATCATTTCGTTATCTACTATTTGGTCTACAACCTTATTCATCATATACTTAAGAACTACTAGGTCAGTAGGTCTTGATTTCCCTGCTACTATTATTCCTGTTTCCTCAATATTTTCTCCTTCTTTTATAGCACCTAAAATGAAGTCTCCTTCTGCTATTGTTTCTTCACTACCATCTTTGTTGACTTGAACAACCTTAATGCTTTCTCCTTCACTTCTGCCACCTGTGTGTTTTTTCATTTCTTCCTCTAACATTCTCTGAAATTGCTTATTTAAGTTACCCATTATATCTTCCTCCTTTAATTTTCTAGTCTGTCTACAACATTGTTTGCTAGTACTGTCTTCCTGTAATCATCACCATAAACTTTTACAGGTATGAACTTTCCTAAGAGTAGGCTTACTACTGATTTACCGTATTCACTTTTAATACTTTTAATGTCTGAATTTGTTGTTAGTATTAAAGGCTTATTTCTGAATGTTCTGTACCTTATTAAGTTGTCAAAGGTCATAGCAACTAAGTTATTCTTACTTACTCTCTTCTCTTTCCCTACATCATCAATCATTAAGAAGTCAACATCTCTTATTCTTTCTTCGTACTGCCTTCGTTTTTTATCATCATACCAACCATCTGTCAGCGTTTGAACTACACCACTTAAAGAAGTAAACTGTGTTGAGTATCCGTTCCTTATCGCCTCCTTCAAAACCTCTATTCCTAGAAAGGTTTTTCCTGTACCATTACTACCATGCAAGAATAAACATATACCTTTATCTCTAGCATTGTCTATGTTCTTGAGATATTTCTTAACTAATTTTTTGACTTCTCTCTTACCATTATAATCTTCAAAGTCAATTCCCCAAAATTCCTCAAGTATTCCTGCATTTAGCATTTTCTTCTGCCATGTGGTTAGGCTTTGAATATATTCTTTATCCATTAATCCCACCCCACTACATCTTCATTGGCTTTCTTCTGTATTTCTTCTTCATCAAACTTAGTATCTCTTACATCATGTTTCTTACTCTTACCTTTCACAACACTTGGGAAAATCGTTTTTCTAAAACCGTATAATACTGAGATTGAAGGGTATCCATCTATCAAGTCTTCATAGTTCTTCATTAAGAAGTCTATTGCACCTACAACTATTCTTGGGTCATACTCATTTAGTAACTTCTTCATTTGCCCTCGTTCCTTATTAGTGATTTTCCCATAATTTACTAAGTCTTTTTGGTACTCGTCTCTAAAATAGTAACAAAGGTCATTTGAGTGGTAGTCCTCTGGGTCTTTCTCTCTATACTTCTGATATTGAGTCTTTTTCTTATACTTCTTACTTTTCTTCTGTTGCTCTTTATCAAAGTTTATTTCTGTTATCAAGTCTTTCTCTTCTTTGTCTGACTCTTTAGGAAAGAACTTATCTATCCCCACATCACATTCCTCCTCTATAGTCTGCTTTTCTTCGCCCTTAGTTCTGATTTTATATTCTGCTGAGTTGCCTTTTATAGACCCCTCCTTAGTTCGTATTATATACCCGTCATTTATTGCTCTTTTTATTCCATCACATATACTGGGTTTTGACAGTCCTGTTAAATCTTTAAATCTTGAATAGCTTATCCTATCAGTTATTTTAAATACATTTCCTTCCACATTCTGTTGTATATATCCATAAGTTTGTCTAAATACAGCCTGTACTATTTTAAGTTCTGCTAAGTTGTCTATGTCTTTCATAACTTCATCAAACCATTCATTAGGTACTGCTGTAAACCCCACTAGATTTTGTCTAGGCTTAAAACCGTCAAACGCCATGTAGCTTGATACCCCCTAATACTAGAGGCTCTATCTATTTGTTATCTAGTTGTTATATCACAGTTCTCTATCAATTTACCTACCCCTATAATATTCAATTTTTTTAAATAACTAATTACTGCATGTAACTCTTCTTCCATTATTTCTCTAAAATAGTCTTCCTCATTATCGCTGTCTACACCGTAAAGACCTCCACTTTCTATAGTCTCTATCTTGTAGTTTATCTTGTCTCCTACCTTAAATGGTATATAGATTTTAGCCACTACTTTTACTGACTCGTACCACCAGCTTTTACCAAACTCTTTTAATCTTTCGTGGTCTCTTTCAATCCACTCTTTTACTTTCTTCAATCCGTATTCTTTTATATCAGCATTAGTGTATCTATCGGAGTCTGCTATTACACCTCCTTCCATTTCTGTTTCTAAATAATCTGGGTACGATATTTCGTCTATCTCAGTCTTACCTATTACCTCTTTTAGTACTGCTCTATTTGCACCACAACTTTTAGCAAGTCCATTAACAGTTTCTATCTTTAAGTTTAAATATTGCTCTATCATAATTCCCTCCTATGCTAAGTTCTTTAGTATTTTACAATATTCTTTCAGTTCGTCTATTGACATCTTTTTCTTTCCTTCATATCCAACTGTATCTCTAGCAAACTTTATATTCTTTTTACCAAACCTCTTATCTTTTCTAACTTCTCTTTCTAAAACCCTTGCCTTATTAACATATTCCTCTTTTGGTATTGCTATTATCTTTTCCATGTCACCACCCTCTTATAATTCTTGAAGTAATGTCCAGAATTCTTCTGCCTTCCACTCGTTCTCTTTATGGTCAAAATACTTTATCATTCCACTCTTGTAAATCACATACCAACTAATTGAATAACTTCCCAACTTCTTTGAGAAAAAGTCATATACTTTCTTAGGCATTACAAACTTTGCAGGATAATCTTTACTCCTATTAATTGCTACTTCTGTTGGTGCTACTATCTCAACTTCTACTGTTTCTTTAAAACCATAAGAGGCATCTATTTTATCTCCAACTCTCTTTAAAGTGTGCATTATCTTCCTCCTCTATAAGATACTATAACCTTCTTCATTAGTAACATCTGTTATATCATACCTTACTTGGTAACTTTCTCCACATTCACAAGTTACTACTGAGACATGATTATACTCATTACTAACTAATACCATTTCTGGATTACTAAAGTCTAATTCACTATCACATTTTTCACACTTCATCACTAGCCTCCTCATTAAAGTCTACAACATCTGCTTTCATTATTTCAGAGAATAATATATCAGAACTTATATTTAAGAAGATATACTCTATACCTTCATCAGTCTCTCTAGTTCCTCTAGTACAGATATTACCCTCAAAATCAATGTAGTAATTTCTCTTACCTATCTCCACATGATTTTGTAGAGGTTTCTCTGTTATATGGTCTAATACCTCTGTAATAGTTCTAACTTCCATTATCTTCCTCCTCTATTAGTGTCCTTCGTACCAGTTATCACAAGTATGAATGTCAACTAAAAGTGGTACTCTTAAATCTACCACATTTTCCATTACTTCCTTCATTTCCTCTAGGCACTTATCAGCGTTTTCCTCTGGCACTTTTACCAGTATTTCATCATGCACCTGTATTAACATTCTAGCGTTGTACTTATCAAATACCTCGTAGAATAAATCATTCATAGCTAGTTTCATTATATCTCCTGCTGACCCCTGTATTTTATTATTAATTGATTGTCTTTCTGCTGACGCTACCTTATAAAAGTCATCACTCCAAATCTTAGGTATTCTCCTCATTCTACCTGTTAGAGTTCTTAGATAACCCTGCCTCTTGAGTAAACTGTGAGTGTCATTTACAAATTTATCAATTCCTCTAAATTTATTAAAGTACCTGTCTATATACCTTTGTGCCTCTTGCTTACTCATTCCTTTCTGTCCTTCTGATAATCCCTTAGCACCCATTCCATAAATTAAACCGAAGTTAATTGACTTTGCCAACTGTCTGTGATTAAGTATCCATTTTTCGTTTTCTGTCAACTCTTCCTCATTATCATCTTTATCCTTTATTGCCTTTATTTCTTCATAAGTGAAATCATCTGACAAGTTACTTGCTGTTCTACAATGAAAGTCTTCTCCCTCTTTATAGGCTTTTATCATCTGTTTGTCTTGACTAAAATGAGCCATTATCCTTAATTCTACCTGTGAGTAATCTGCGTTGATTAGCTTGTATCCCTCTGGTGCATAAAAAGCCTTTTTGATTTTCGTTTCGTCTCCCCTACTGGGTATCTGCTGTAGGTTTGGAGAACTTGAACTTATTCTACCTGTATGAGTTCCTGTGTGATTAAAGCTACCATGTACTTTCCCTGTATCCTCTAGTTTTTCTACTATTCCAACTACGAATGTTGAATACCTCTTAGACAATTTATTGTATCTACTTAGTTTAGTTGCTAAGTCATGTCCATCTTTTGCCAGTTTAGTTAAGGTAGCTCTATTTGTACTTGGTTTCCCTGTTGCTGTCTTACCATAGACAGGATAGCCTAATTTACCATATAGTAACTCCCTTTTCTGCTTAGGCGAATTGAGATTAATCGGCTCTCCATTTTTCTCATTTGCATAGGCTTGAATTTCTTCCATTTCCTCTTTTAGTATTTCTCCAACTTCTTCTAGGTACTTTTTGTCAATGTCTACTCCCTCTAATTCCATTTCAGCTAACACTCTTACAAAAGGCATTTCCACTTTTAAGAATGGCTTTGTTAGTTTTCTCTTTTCTAGTCTTGGTGCAAAATACTGCATTAACCTAAAAGTAGTTATTGCGTCATCAACTGCATAATGCCCTGCAACTGCTAAGTCTTCTATATCTGCAAATGTTTCTCCTTTCTTAAAGTTTACCAAACTCTTTATTTTAACTTGTTCGTAGTCTAAGTATCTCTTTGTCATTTGTTTCAGTTTATTACTGTTATTCTCGTTGTGTAACCAACCTGCAACCATTGTATCCAACCATTGTCCTTTTATATCTACTCCCCTGTATTTTAAAAACTTATAATCAAACTTAAAGTTCTGTGCTATCTTTGTGTTATCCTCTTTCAGCATTATTGGCTCTATATCATCAAGTAGTTTAAATAGTGGTATCTGATTTTGCTCTGTCTTATGATTTACTGGAACATACCAGCCTTTGCCGTCTATTGCAAAACTAGCACCTACTATCTGGTCATGAAAAACATTTAACCCTGTAGTCTCTAAATCATAGGCAAACACTTCGCTATTTTTTAAATCTTCTAACATTTCTTTGAAGTCTTTACCAGTTTGTACTAAGTACCTATCCATACCTAAAACCTTATTCTTAATTTCCTCTATGTTGTACTTAGGCATTTCCTCGTATCTCTCTTCTAACTTTTTTATTACTTTCTTCTTAGCCTCCTCTCTGTTATCTCCTAAAATGAATGTCTTCAATGATTGAGTGGTCTCCTCGTCTACCTCCACATTGACCTTTGCCATATAAATTTTCTTCAACTTTTAACCCTCCTAATTTCTTTAGACAGTAAAAGAGAGGTCTTTATAACCTCCCTGTTACTTAACTTAAATTTAGCTGTAACTTACCCTTATTTTATCTACTCTCAAAAAAGCTAGTTCTTACCTAACTTCCATGACACTAGATAATGAGTCCTAGTTAGACCTAGCAAACTACACCTTTACCATCTGGGAAGGACTATGCCCACACAGCTTATCGTTCACTAGGTCTTTCTATGTTGGCTTTGACACTTACAACCACCAGTTGAGACGCTAAGGATAAAAGCACTACCCACTATCAACTTGTTATCGTTAATATCGTTTTACCTCTTTCTCTTATCAATAAGTATACCTCTTATTGACCTGCTAACCTTAATCGGCTAAGTAGTAGATGTCTTTCCTACTACCAAACAACTCTTAAATCTGACAGTATTTAAAGAGCAGTCCTGCATTTCAACTTATCTGCACCTTTTAGGAGTCTGAGAAAATCGTGTCGTTACCTTTGTAAAAAGTTTTATTAGGTATTTGTTTATGTTAAGTTTATTATATAATAGACTGGTAAAATTGTAAAAGGGGCTGTAAGGGTGTAGGGGCAGATTAGCACTTTGTACTTAGATAATACTTAAGTATGCTTTAATTTTTATTGATTTTTATTTTTCTGAAAAAAGAAAAGACTCTATCATTTAATATCTGATAGAGCCTCATTAATCTTCTTATCGAAGTCTATTTCTCTTTCCAATCCCTGTTGTTCTCTTATATCTTCCTGTAAATCCTGTGTAATTTTATCTATATCTTCATCTGTCTGTTTGTCCACACTTTCAACTAACTTTTTCATTCCTTCTTCAACTCGTCTATTTATCTCTTCCTCTGTGAGTTTTTCTCCACCAATTGAAACTGTGACTAACTCAAGTATTTCCTTGTACTTAAAATAATCTAATTCAACTGTGTACCCACCTAGTTTAAACTTTACTCCTTCTTGGTAAAAAAATCTATATTGTGAGCCACCTTAACTAAAACTGTAACTAAATATTTACTCAAGAACTCTGTTAAGAAGATGTCTGCTACCCACTCTGGAACTTTGTCTTTGTCCACCAATTCATTAATTCCTTTTTCAACAATCCCTAGAGCCTTTTTCTCTTTGTCAGAACTTTTACCATCTTCCAACTCTGCCTCTGTAATGGAAACTGCAACTGTGAATACAGCAATAATCTTCTGCACTACACCAAAAATTGTCTTAATTGTACCTAACATAATTAACAACCTCCTTAGTTGTCTTTATCAATCTTCCTCATAATCTCTCTAACACTCTGATTAGTCTCGTCAACTCTCCCTGATAAATCGTCTATATCTTCTTGTACTCCATCTAAAGTGTGTCTAAAGGTTATATTCATATCTTTGATAAATTCCATCTGTTGTCTAAAAGACTCTTGCAGTTTTTCTATATGTCCTGTCAATTTCTCGTCTCTCTCAAACATTTTCTCTTCCCTTTTTTCTGCTCTACAGATTATTTCTTCTTCTCTTTTCCTAGCATCTTCCTTCAACTGCTGTTCTCGTTTTAGGCTATCTTTCCAAACTTTAGTTATAACCTTATATAATATATAGGAAATAACTAGTCCTATACTACCAGTTGTTCCTGTCTTGATAGCCTCTAACACTACCTTCTCCAATTAAACCACTCCTATTTAATTATTCTACCACCTCCGTATTCACTCTTTAATTTTTTATCTAAGTCATATCATATAGTATATTTATATCTCTAAACTATAGTTAGTATCTCTAAAGCCAATCCTCCAATTATTATAGCCATGTATTCTACTTCTGTTGGATTGCAATTATATCCATTCTCTAAATCTCTTATTTCTTTTACTCCACCAATTCCCGATAAAAGTAACAGTCTTGGTAGCATAAAAACTCCTAGTCCTGTCAAAATCAGATTGATTATAAACCCTAACATTGTATTCTCTACTATACTGAAATATCTGTACCTACTTCTCTTATTCTCTATCATTTACCAACCCTCCAATGAGGGAGTCTTAATAATCGTATCGACTATTCTTCTTCCCTCGCTTGTGCTGGAGAAAATCTGAACACCCCAATCATGATGTTCTATATCTAGCCAACCATTGTCATAACCCTCTAAATGTTCTGGGGCTGTTCTCTTTAACCTGTCTCTAATCTTATCTTTCTCATAGGGGTTTCTCATTAAAGTACCTCCTCCAACAACCTCTGTACTCTTCTTCCCCAACCTCTAATAAACACTTTCTGAGACTCATTTCTCTCTACGATTTTATCATACCTCTTTAGCCTTTTTACTAAAAACCAAAATACTAGGTCTTTCTGATAAGCATACTCGTTTACTCTGTTGATTGTTTGACTTCCTACTATTCCATCTTCCACTATTTCGTTTTGTTCTAAAAGGTTTAGTGCCTTCTGCAATAGTTTTACTGCTGTTCCTGTTCCCATATTTACTGCTGTATCGAATAATACTTCCTTAATATAGAAGTTATCAAACTCACTTGCCTTTACTCTATCCCAGTATCCTGCCTTATAAATCTCTTTTGCCTTCTCTAATGTTAAGTCTCTCATATCTCCTTTATAACCAAAACTTCTTGCTGTTTGCTCTGTTATTCCGTATTTCGTTTTTCCACCACTATCATAAGGGTTGTCTGAATACCCACCTTCAAACATTATTACCTTATCGAAGGCTTTTTCAAAATCACTCTTCATACATGTCACCTCCACCTTCTTTGTCAGTTTTGAGTCTGCTAAGTCTTCTGGTGAAACTTCTCCTGTATCATACTCTCCCACTAAGTCTATTCCTATATCTTTATATGCTCTATCTACTAACTCTGAACAGATATACTTATCTGGACTGTTTGCTATTTCTTCTGCTCTAAAAAGTATTCTCCTTACAAAGCTAAATAACTGTTCGTAGTCATACATTACATTGAAATACTTTCCAGACTCTATTATGTTTCTCTTGAAGTCCTCTTCTCTTCCCTCTAACTTATCGACTCTGAAAACATCATATTCTCTAGTCATTGACTCTAATGTTACTATTCTACTTTTTGTCCAGTCAATTTCCAACAGTAGTACTTTCCCATACTCTTTACCAAAGACTACTGCTGAGTGACTATATTCAGACTTAGTCACCCATGCAATTAATCTTCCTAGCAGTCCTTTAGGCTTAAAGAGAATTATATCTCCTGCCTTCATATTACAAATTCTCCTTTACATCTTCCCAATTGATATTATAATCTTCGTTAGCAGTATTCTCGTATGCTCTATCAATAATAGTCTGAGGGTCATTAGAAATACTCTCTACTTCTTCTAAAGTAGTAGCATTAATTAACTGCTGTTCATAGAAGTGAGTAGCATTTATTACTTCTTTTTTAAAAGCGACCACTATAGAATAATCACTAACCCTAACTCCATCTTCTTTCCACATATCGGGTATGTCAGTTTTAGTACCATCATACAAATTTAACTGGTGGTCGTCTCTAAAGCGTGATAGTATTACTTTTCTAGTGTTATTCTTGCCTTCTTTAATTTTACTTCTCTGTTTTTCTTCAAACTTCTCTTGCTCAATTTGAGATTTTTTCTTAGCTGTTACTCCCATTTATATCACTTCCCAATCTCTATTGACATTCTCGTACTGTTCTTGAGTATTGACTAACCAAAGTATCTCTAACTCTAATTCTCCATCTGTTCTTTCAACTTTTCTAAATGGATTAAGTTCAATTACTTCTGTTTCTACATCAAATACACAATCTTCTTGTTCTACTGAGAAATCAAATTCTTCTTCTTTTCCATTGTGATTAACTATTACCACATCAGTTCTACCATTAGGCTCAAAGGTGTATATAAGGTTATGACTTGCTGAACCTAAAGGGTTAATTGGTGCTATTTGAGGTTGTTTTTTAATTTTCATTTAGTACCACCTTCCTTTAACTTGTACGCTAATTTCATAGTTATTAGTAGTAGAGTATGTTTCAGACAGCCTAAGTCTGATTCTATTAGTATATTCTAGTATTGAAATTGTAGATAGTGCTGAATTAACTGAGTTAGAACTGCTATCACTACTAACTGCTGATGTAACATGGATATAATCTCCACTAAAAATAGCGGGTAAAAAGTACTCTTGGTATGAGGTAGTATCTACAGCTATCCAGAGTACCATATCAAGTACCAGCTCACCATTTGGAAAAAAACTAACCTTCGCTTTCTTTATTCCAGGTTCACCTGTTTGACTACCTTCGCCGTCTAATTCTATCACTCTCACATTATCCATCTTCCACAATTTATCAAGCTGTTCCCCTACTTTTCCCGAAGCGTTAGGGTCTTTTAGTCTTGACTTGTGTTCAATGTTGTAGGTGTCTATTTCTCTTATAGGTGATAAGTTTCTAATATCTTCAAGGTAGAGTGGTCTGTGGACTTCAAAAGCGTCAACAAAAAGCACATAACTACCAGACGAAGAATTTTTATTGTCAGTTCTTCTAATTTTTATTGTGTGTTTACCAAAGGAAAGATTAGTATTTTCATAAGCGACTACTTGATAAGACCTTGCCCCATAGGTATCAACATTCGAAACTACATTCCCGTCAATACTTATTTCTACTATACCGTTAACATCATTTAGACGTGTAATAAATCTTATACCACCACCTATAAAATTAAATTCTACATAATCATCAAGTGTATTTGTTTCATAAGCACCTTTATTAGAGTTTGCTGTTTCTCCATTTGTGCCCCACCCACTACCAACGTACCTACACCCTTCATCACTTTCATATCTTACCCAGCCTTTTTCCTCTGCACTTGTTGGTCTTTTAGGTAGGTTAGCTGAACCTATTTCAGCAGGACTAGGCATAGGGTAGGCTTTTGCTAATGGTTGAGTGTCAGCAGGTAACTCTGGGGTTTCTGGTAGGTGTATATCGAAAGCGTCAATGAAAATTTCTGAAGCAGCTCCAGTAGTATTTCCAGTATTCCTTATTTTTAGCTCGTGATATCCAAAATCAAGTCCGTCAAAATCAAACCTATAATTACCGTTTAAATGTTCAGCGTAAGTATCAATATTCTGCTCACTACTACCATCTATACTTACCCCTGCTATACCCATGTATTCTCCGTTTGATACTGTTTTCCATGTTACGCCTGTTCCTACAAATCCTATATAAAAAGCACTATCAGTTTTTCTTGTATAAATATATCTTTCTTTACCTACACCTTTTAGTCTTTCCCATCCTGTAATGTAATCACCTGTAATTTCACTATTCCAAACATTAACTTTATCTTTTATCCAATTTGGTATATCCTTTATATATTCAGCACTTACCAGTCCATCTTCTTCAACCCTAAATGCTTTCTTGCTATTTCCGTCTGTACCCTCTACTACACTTACATTTCCTTCACTATCTAAAACTGTTAAATCACACCTACCAGTAGCAGGGGTATTATAACTTTGGGTATCAGCACTTACAGTTATTCTTTCACTATCAATATATCCTGCTCCTGCATTATTAGCTGAACTTCTGTCAGTACTTTGTACTACTTCAAAACCATAAATTTCGTAATTATCAGTAGTAGTTATTTCAATAGTGTGCTTACTATTAGTTAAACCACTTGCTAACTCTACTTTGAAGTAATCACTATAAATGTCAGCAGAAGAAATTGTAACTGCACTTATTGTTCCTCCATCTATACTTACATCAAGACTTTTTAAACTACTATTTACTGCTGTTATTAAACTAACTACTGTACCTTCAAAATCAAAGCTTATTGTACTATTTGTTACAGTAACATAATCAGTATTAAAGAAATGATTATCATAATTAATTCTTTTATCGTTATAGGGTATGAACTCTACTCCACCTTTTGGTTTAAGATTTCCTTCCTGTGCGTTCTCTGCTATAAAGTTTCTAAAACCCTCACTATTATAGTCTTTTAAATTCTGTACCTCGTCTCTCATTTCTATCTTTACTTGCTCGATTGAGTTCTCTTCTATTGATAGTTCTATACTTCCACTTACAATGTTTCCTATTTCTAGGCTGTAGTCTCCTTCTTGAGTTGTTCCCAAATCAAACTGTGTCTGTTTTCTTCTTGAGGTTTCTTCGCCCACTCTCTCGTCTGTGATATTATTAGTCAGAACTGTTTCCTGCCTGTTTCCATACTTATAAATATCACTTGTTCCTGTTAGTTCCACTTCTTCCCACAGGTTTAAGTAAACTGTATTCCCATCTGTTAAGTTACTTAACTGTAATGCTGTTATATTTATGATATTTCCATTTGCTGTTATTAGACTATTATTGATATTTAATGTACCACTAGCATAGTCTACAGTTCCTTTTTCTAAAAAGCCTTCTCCTGCTATATTTCTTATGATTTTCTTATTTTCTTCATTCTGTATCTGTTGCATTTCGTTCAGTTCTACTTCTAGGACTGGTACGCCCTTACCAAATAGAACTCTTTCAAAACTATTCTCTTTGTCAAAGTCACTCTCTAATGTAAAATCTGGATTGAATAATGGCATTTACTTATTTCCCCTCCTTTTATGCAAACTCTATAATTAGCGTTCTTTCAATAGTCATGTTATCTCTTTTCTCAATTACAGGGTGGTTTAAATGATTAACCATAAAACCACTATTTGCTGTACTTGTAGCGTCTCCACCAAAAAGCCCTAACTCTAACCATTTCCCATTACCAAATGTTTCTTCAAATTGCTTTACAATCTGTAATTTATTAGTTATACCTGCTACTACATTATCGTCTGCGTCTAAGAACTCTATATCCTCTGGGTTTACTGCTTTTCTATCAATCTCATTTACTAACTGTGTGTCTGTTACATTCCCACTCGGTGGTGCTGATGTATCCCAAACTGGGTCTCCTTCTCCTACTGCCCAATAAGTTATACCTTCCATTGTTCCATCTTTACCCGACATTAATACTGCAATTAGATTATTAATATCACTTACTATTACATTGTGTCTAAAACCTGTGTCCTCTACTAACTCTCCATCAACAAAAATTCTATCTCTTATCTTACCTATCGTTTTTCCTTTTTTCTCTTCTTTTAGTTTTTTACTCACTCTTTACCCTCCTTTTAATAGCTTAATGCCTCTGTAGTCCTATTAATCATGCTATAATCGTTTTCTCCATTTGTCAGCGATTTTTCTGTATTCGTCATAAACCACCTACTTACTACTGAGTCTGAATTATCGGTATTCTCACTACTATTAATCTCTTCATTACTTATATTTAAAGCGTAAATCTGTCTCAGACTTGAGTTATCATTTCTTACCTCACTATATCTGCCAAAGAACTTATCTGAGGCTAGTTTATCAGTTGAAGTAAATATCTTTTCTCCCTTAAGTATTGCCTCATTCAATAGTCTGTCATTTTCATTTGTAATTAATGACCCATCATAAGCACTTACACTTGCACTTGCTCTTTTTTCTGTATTATGCAACTGTACTAAAATTATCTCTTTGTCTATATCCTCTGACCTTCCTCGTCTTACCTCTGTATTTTTAAAGTTAAGTAATACCTGTAATACTACTTGATAAGGTAAGAACTGATTTACTAAGTGATACATTAGTTCGTTTAGTTTAGGTACACTCAACTCCTGTTCCAAGTAGTTTTCGCTTAATATAAACAGTCTTAGCAGTATTTCACTATCTCCTGTTGCACTCGGTGTCTCCTCTATCTCTACTTCATATCTTGCTAACTCTCTACTGATATATTTTACTACTGCATTTGTTCCCTTCATCTTATAGAGCCTACCTATATCTTTGAGCAACCTTCTCAAGAATTTATCTGGGTATCTCTGGTCATATTCAAAGCCTAACATTCTACTCCAAAATGGAAGGAACTCACTAGGGCATCTTTCTATATCTATTACATCTTCTAATCCGTCTATCTCCTCTTTTATTTTCTGTAGTCCACCCTCATCAAGTGACTGCAAATATCTATATAATTGTTTCTCATTTTTATCATCTTCTTCTCTGTAAACTTCTGGCAGAACATCATAATAAAGGTAGTCTAGTAACTTACTCATTATACTAAGCCACCTTCCATAGTCAGATTACTTGTACCCAGTCTTACGATTTCTGTATCGTCTATATCTGGGTTTGCATTAACTGTTGACACATCTACTGCTCTTACTCCTGTTAGTTTCATAATTTCACTTGATAAATCTGACTCTATAAAGTCTTCACCAAAACCCTTATTACCTAATTCAAAGTATTCGTCTATTAACTCTTCTACTACACTCTGTACTGGCTCTTGCTCATAATTATCTAAAACTCTTACATACACATTTATATCTATGCTCACATATACTGGGTCTTTCACATAGAGTGAGTATCCTATCAATGCCTTACTGTCTATCTCTTCATGGATATAGTCTCTTTTATCCTCTGTCAGAGTTTCTGCACCATAAGGTAGTACATGTAAATCTATATCTCTAAACTCTGTTCCCTCTACACAAGAGGCTAGTCTTACCTCATTCATTTGAATTGCCTCGTCTTCATAATCGCTTAATTTTACTACTCTGTTTTGAGTTCTCATACTTGCAGGTGCATTAATGCCTAGTTCCTCTACTGTCTCTCCGTCAATTCCTAATTTATATGGCTCTTGTGGATTAAATGTTTCTTTTACAAAACTAGGTTTTGAAGGCATTTTAGTTATAGTGTTTACTCCTACATTACCCTGTTGTCCTCCACCTACTCTGTAATTTGCTAAGATTGGGTGTCTACTTTTAGCAGGTATCTTGCCCGATAGTCCAGAGCCAAACTCAATCCTTATCTTACCATTTTCTTCTTCCTGTAATCTGTAAACTTCTGAGTCTGAGTTCATATTAATAAAAGAGTCTACCTGTTCCCATCTCTTATATCCATAACCTTCATTAACATATACTTCCACACTATCTGATACTACAGGTGTTCTATCTAATTCAAACTTCTGATATGGACTTCCATCACTTGTTCCTAGTTCTTCTTCACTTACGCTTTCTCCCTGTATAATAGGCACTTCATGTATATAGTTCCCATCTACATCTGTTTCTAGCCCTGTTTCTCCCTCTGGTATGGTTAAATCTTCTTTTAACTCGAACACTATTTTTTCTTCACCAGAACTTGGGTCTGTTGCTATCTTAGTTCCCCTTTCTACTATAACTTCTTCACTCTGTGGCTCTATTTCAAAAACCTGCATAAACTCTGTTGACTCTCTACTTCTACTATCATAGCCTAAGTAACTTGTTAGCTTTAAAGCATTTTGTTTCTCGTACAGGGTTTCTAAAAATATCTCGTTTGCTGTCCTATCATTATAATAACTTAGTGCGTCTAATGCTTTTGCTAAAGCCTCTATTAATACTATTCCTGCGTCTGACTCTGAATGGTCTGTGTACTCTGGCATATTCTGTTTTAAATGGTCTATCATCATATTCCTAAAGCCTTCGTAATCTCTATTTGTGTAATCTATTTTAGCCAATTATCTCTCCCTCCCTCCTATATAAAACTCTGATGTTTTAGACACATTGTACTTCTCTACAAAGTAGTTTATCTTTGCGTAGATTTTATTGCCTTCTCCATAAACTTCAATGTCACTTCTATCTACCCTTATTCTATCTTCAAACCTATCTAGTGCCTCTTTAATCTGATACCTAATCATATTGTGTGTTGGTGGACTATTTGACTCAAATATTTGTGTATCTAAATCAGAGCCAAAGTACTCTTCCATCACTCTTTCCCCAACTCTTGTTCTTAAAATTTGTTCCATGCTTTCTTCAATGTGTGACACATCATTCCTACTAGTAGAGGACATAACCACTCCTCCTCTACCTCCTATTCTAAAAGGAAAACTTATTCCCTTATATCCTTTTGCTTTAGCCATAATTCACCACCTTATAATGTACTTTCTAAGTTACTCACAACTTCATTCTTCACCCCACTATTTACACTACTCAATTCTGTCTTAACTTTATCTGCTACATCTCTACTTCCTGTTAGAACATTTACTTGTCCTATCAGCCTCTTTTCACTACCCTGTTCTACATAACTAACCCCATCTGTGAATGACAGTGTTCCTAAAATTAATTGTTTTACGCTATCATCTACTGATTGAATAGTTATCTCTGCTATATCACTCTCTGCTATACTTATATTCCATTGAAGGTTTACCTGTTCTGTTTCTCCTGCCTCAAATTCTTCTGTCAAAGGACTGCCCAGTTCATCAGTTGAAGGTGATATTATTACACTATCTACTACTGTTCCACTAAAGTTAAGTAACTCTATCTCTACATCTTGCAAGTTCTCTGTTCCAGTATTTGTAACTTCTACATCTACACTTAAAGGCTCTCCTTCTAATACTACCTTATTAATATTCAATATATTTACTTCTATCATTTTCTATTCCTCCTAATTAGTTATTACATTTCCAGACGCAGTTACAGTTGTTCCTACTCCTGCTGGATAAACTACTATATCTCCTAATCTGTGGTGTGGTAGTCCCTCTGCAAACACATTACCTGACCCTGTCGAACATATGCCTGTACCACAATGAGGGCAGTTATGAGTTACTGGGTCGCTTATTCTTGCTGTAGGCAATCCATTTGTTAGAACACTTCCTGCACCTGCAACTATAATTCCTACTACATTGTGAGGACAACAACTAGCCCCATGGTCGCATATACCTATATGAATATCACTTAGTCTTGCTGTACCTGGCATATTAGTTCACTCCTAATTTAGCTTAATACTACCTGCACTTACTGTTACTGTACTTGCTGTTACTGTTACTGCACTACCCACACTTATTGTTAAGCTATTGCTCTCTGTATCAAACTCTATTTTATTACCCTTATTATCCTCTATTTCTATCTTATTCTGCCCATCAGCGTCATCAAACTTCATTCTATGCCCAGAAGATGTTATTAGTTCTACATACTCTTTTCCTTCTCCATCATAATAAGTAATCTCGTGTCCACTCTCTGTTTTCATTCTTCTATATCTATCTATTTCTTCGTATTCACTCTCCTTAATAGGCGTATTATTTGGAGTCCACCATTGACCTGTTACTATTGGTTTCTCTGGGTCTCCTCCTTCAAACTCTACCCAAACTATTTCGTTTACTCTAGGTATCCTTATACTTCCACCTTTATCAAAAGCATATGGTATGTGCATTACTGCCCAGTTACTTTCATAATCGCCTAAAACCTTTGGACAATGTAATTTTAATCTTCCCATTTTCTCTGGGTCTTGATTGTCTATAACTTTTGCTCTGTATTTACCAAAATACTTTTTCTTCATTAAGTCTACCTCCTACTCTGGTATAATTAGAGTTCTTCCTATGTCCAGTTTATCTACCTCTGATTTTGCTATACCATTTGCATTTGCTATTTTCTCCCATTTAGAGCCTGTTCCATAGTACTTTTTAGATAAAGCCCATAAGGTATCTCCTTTACTTACTCTGTGTTCTTTGTTATTTACCTTTGGCTCTTCTTTCTCTGGTCTATTATCGTCTCCCTGTTCTTCCCCTTCTAAGTTATCTTTGAAACCTGTTTTACTAAAAGTTGCTACCTGTTTATATCCTGCTCTTGTAAATCTGTTTTCTATTTTCTCTGTAAAATATCTTCCCGATAGTACTTCTCCTAGTCCATAAATCCCTGCTGTCTTTTTTGCTATTCTATTTGGGTCTGGTATCAATTCTGCACTACCTTTACACACATTCTGCTCTATCTCTCTATAATCTTTTTCTGCCTCTGATTTCGTTTTCGTAGTATCTTTATCATCTGTTTCTTCTACAGGGTTTTCCTCTGTATTATCTTCTTCATCTGCTCTTCCTCTTCTTCCATCATCTTCATCTGTAGTTATGACTTTCCAATCATCACCTCGTCTGTGTTCTATTTCCAATTAAATCACTCCTCTACCTCTGACCAATCGTCTCCACCCTCATGCTTAATCTTTTTAGAACTAGTATTTATCTTATCTCCTTGACTATCTATATTAGAGTCATTACTAGCCTCTCCCTTATCTACCTCTTTATCTTTGAGGTTTATATCTGACTTTTCTATCTGTTCTTTTTTGATTTCCTTATTTATTCTAGGGTTAAAGCTAATTAAACTAAAATCTCCTTCTCTATAGTACACTTCAAATTGTGGTGTATCTAGCAATTTTTTCTTTTCAAAATAAAAGGTATCTCCTAGCATATAAGCCAAGTAATCGTCTTCCAACATATCGTCTGCTATTTCCTGTATAAAGGCTATATCGGTCTTATCACTCTGAGCAATATTATCTTTTACTTCTGAGGTTTCCTCTATCTCTGTCTTAAAACCATATTCCTTAACTATATCTTCTACTACCTCTGAGTATTTCATATCAGTCCATGTTCTCTTTTTCTTCTTCCTGTTCATTAAGTGAGTATTATCCATACATTGAACTATTACTGTTGGACTACCATTCTGTGGGAAGTTTACATCAATTACACTAATGTAACCATCAAACTGAATTTCGTCTCCTTCCCAACCACCTTCAAAATGCACTTTCTTTTCTTCCATGAACATTGGGTCGTTTATAAATTTATAATCTGAGTCCACTATTGTAATTCTCACTAAGTCTGACCCATGAGCCTTATCAGTATGTTTTATCTCATCAACTAAAGACATGTAATACTCTGACAATTCTTCTCCACCTATTGCTATACTACAATTCTGTGATAGTGTATAATCTTCTTCTCTAGCCATTCAGCTTCCTCCTAACTGCCTTTAAAGTTGGTATGGCTATTTCTGTACCATAAGGTATTTCAAATTCAAACTTATACTCTGGGTTTGAGTCCATTATTACCCACCATAATTGACTATCTCTATAATATCTTTTTGCTAAAAGTCCTAATGTCTCTCCCTCTCTATATAAATGATATATTAAATCGTCTTCATTAAACCTTAATCTTTCTCTCATTTTTATATACTCTTTTTCTCCATCATGTCCAATTTCACTTGTAGTATATCTTGAGTTCTTATATATAGGCATTTTATACCTCCTTCAATACTACATCTAGCGTAGCCTCTATAGGTCTTAAGTCTTTATTGACTGTTATTACTCTTTTATTCAGACCTTTCATAATGTATTTACCTACCACATTTCCATAAGCTAAAAATACCTTTGGTGGTGGGTCATACTGGCTGTGTTTCTCTGGTATAAATTGTTCCATAAACTCCATAAAGTCTTCAATGTATTTTGGGTCATGTCTATGGAAGAAAAGCTGGAAGCTAATCTCCCTAGCCTTTCCTCCTACATATTCAAACTTAGGAGTTGAAGTACCTGGACTTTCTATTTCATTGAATTTTACTTCTTTACTCTCATTATACTCAGAAGGGTTATAATCAAAATACTTTATTTCTCCTGTATCTACATTTTTAATTAGTCCTTTATTTCTAGCCCCTCTTGCCATTTTCAACTCCTCCTTTACATTGCATCTTCATAGTTACTTAGGTCTTCCATTTGTCTTTTCTTCTCAATCTGTCTTAGTATTTCTTCTGCCATCTGTTCTATATCTCCTTGACTAGCGTTCTCTGGTGCTGTTATCTGAATTGCACCACTTTCAATTTTAACTGAGTTATCTTTCTGTACTCTGTTCTGTCTCGTATTTGAAATACTTGTCATTGTACTTTCTTTCTTTGTTACACTTTCATTATTACTTCCTCTTCTGTTATCTCCTGTATCTACATTAGAGCCGTTCTTTTCTCTCCATTCTGCCATATTAATTATTCCACTTCTGCCACCAGCTTTGTTATTTTCTGGCTCATTAGCTTTCTCGTCTTCGTCTCCACCAGTTACCCAGTTTTTAACAACGCTAAAACCACCAGAGACTTTATCTCCTACAAAACTTCCCATATCTACTATAGGTTGTAGTAATCCCATTAAGCTATTTACTTTTTCTCCTACCCAGTCAAATATTCCACCAACAAAGTCTGCTACTCCAGTCCATACTCCCTTTATTACTCCTCCTACTACTTCAAATACTAGTGAGTACATATCTGCGTATATTCCTATAACTCTTCCTATTCCTTCAAAAGCCTGTATTGCTACATCTTTTATCCAGTTCCAAACTATTCCAACAGCATTTTTCATTATTTCAAATGACTCTAGGTATGCGTCTATATACCAATCTACTGCTGTTCCTATTAAACTAAATACTGTTACTGCTTTATCTCTTACCCAGTTCCAAACTGCACCTATTCCATCTATGATTAAATTCCAAGACTCAATATACCCACCAACATACCATTCTACAAAGTCTCCTATTAGTCCTAATACAAACATTGCCTTATCTTTTATCCAATTCCAAGTTCCACTTATTGCTGTTCCTAACCAACTGAAAGCACCAATCATATTTTCAATTCCTGCTCTAGCATATTCTGCCATAGTATTCATTACTGGCTCTATCCAACCTGCTAACCAACTTAAAGCGTCTGCTACTGCCTGTGTTGCTGTATCCCAGTTGTTTGCTAACCACCAAACAGTTGCTACCAATCCGACTATTCCTGCTACTACCCAAGTAATCGGGTTTGCCAGTAACGCTGTGGTAAAACCCCATATTGCAGGTATGACTGCTGTAACGAGTGTAGTTCCCAATGCACCGATTGCTGAAACTGCACCCCATACCCAAGTTGCAAACTTAAATGCTACTAATGTTCCTATTGCTACACCTAGTCCTCTAAATATCCCAAGTGGTATTCTGCTACTAGCCTCTGCAAAGTTCATAGTATTAAAGCCCAACATTTTTAAAGCCCCTGTTGCTAAAGTCCATATACTATCTATTACTGGTGTAATTAGCTTACCTAAAATCTCTAATGTATCTCCTATTACTCTACTCCAGAACATGAATGACCAACCAATACCTTCAATAAATGCCTGTGCTTGATGTTTCCAATCATTTATAGTCTGAACAAATGTTAGCATATCTGCCATTCCTAGTTTTTTGTATAAGTCCATATCCATTGTATCATCAGACCATAGTTCTGTTATACCTTCCCAAGCCAGTTTTACCTTTGTTAGTCCTCTAGTCAATGAGCCTACCCAACTATCGTCTTTCTCTAGTTCAGCCCAATGTCTAGCAAATTGTCCAAAGTCCATATTTAGCAACTTCTGACTTCTCTCAAATGCGTAGTCTACTTTTCCTGCAAACTCTGTCAGTATCGTCTTTATATTTCCAAAGTTATATTTCCAAGCAAAGTACATTCCTCCTGCCAATGCTATGAAAGGCAGTAACGTTGTCAGTATCGTAGAAACTCCTGCTGTAATTGTACTAAAAGTTCCTGCTATTGCTGTTTGAAGTCCTCCTAAGACTCCTGTTAAACTCATACTACTTGCTGTTACCCAACCTTGTGCCAATGCAAATTTTGCCAGTTGATTATATCCTACTCCTACTGCACCGACTAGTCCTAATACTGCACCTACTAACATTAGTACTGTTCCTGTTGCTACTACTGAAAGTCCTGCTAGTCCTGTTCCCCAACCTAATGCTTTCATAAACCATTTGTGCGACTCTCCAAACCTTATTACCGAGTTCAACATATTAGTCAATGCACCTGTAACTTTATTTACTATAGGCATAACTGTTGAGCCTAATAATATCTTAAATGTTTGCTGAGTACCTTCCCAGAGTTTTTCAATTCCCCAAGTTGTACTCAGTAATGCCTCAGCCCCTCTTTCTGCCTCATCATTTACAGCTGAGTAAGCTGAAACTAAGTCTGTATAAGTCTTCTTTCCTTCTTTAGTAGTTGCTATATATTTTTGAGTTGCCTCATCATATCTAATATTAGCCTCAGTTGCTAAGTTCATTACTTCTAATATCTGTTGTCCTCTAGCACCTAAAACCTGTAGTCCATATTGTTGCCTATCTGCCTGTGACATATCTCTTGTGTTTTCCATCAATACTCCAAATATATCACTTAAACTTTTTACATTCCCTTCTGCGTCTACTAATGCCTCTTTAGTCAATCCAAGCTGTTCCATAGCACTTACTCTTTTTGAGTCTTCCTCTATCCACTTCAACATTTTAGGTATTCTCTTAGCCATAGAATTAATTACTTCACCAGACATTCTTGCAGTTGAGCCTACATTTCTAAACATACTCCCTAGTGCTAACATTTCTTCTAGTGAAGACCCCAACATTGAGGGTGCTGTTTTCACTCCACGAATAAATGATAAAAACTCTTCCATGTGGAAGTTAGACTCTTGGGTTGCTTTTGCAAACATACTGGCTACTCTTGCACTTTCACTTGCGTCTAAATTAAAACTCTTTAATGTACTAGCCATTAATGTTGCACCTTCGCCTAAGTCAATCTTACCTGCTGAAATTGCCACTATATCTAGTGTATCTTTTAGTGACTCCAACATTGAATTAGTATCTAGTCCTGCTGACTTCAATTCGTACATAGCCTTAGTTGCCTCTTGTGGACTAAAAGCTGTTTCTATTCCTGTCTCTATTGCAGTCTGTCTTAGTTTATCAAACTCTTCCCCTACTGCACCCGATACAAACTTAAGTTGAGCCATTTCTTTTTCAAAACTTTTAGCCTCTTCCCTAGCTTGAGTAAGTGGCTGTAACATCTGATTACCTAGTGCTTTCATTCCAAACCCAGCCATAGTAAGACCAGCACCTACCATTCCTAGTTTTTCAAATCTCTGTATGTTCTGGTCTATAGACTGAGTTAGCTGTTGGGCAGACTCATGGGTTGTGTTAAATATTCTATTTGTTCGTAACAGTTTAGAACTAGCATTATCTGTATAGTCTACTACTAGCCCCATTCCAAAAAGTTTATTTTCCATAATACCCTCCAAACTTAATTACCCATTTGACTTGCCTCAAAATCTTTCTGTTCTTTAATTAATTTTACCCACATTTCTCTTTCCTTCTTTGACATCTGATATATCGTATTCTTATCCCAATGGTAAATATAAGCTATAGTGTGAGTATCTGTAACTAAGTCTTGATAATTACATAGCCTCTTAATATCGTAGTCAAAAAAGGTGCTTATATAAAATTTACTACATTCAAGTTCACATCAAACTTTCTACCACAATATGAACAACTAGTCTCTACTGATAAGTCTACTCCAAAACTATTTTCTTCTAATATATCTAAAAGGTGCCCTCTATCTCTTGACATCATCTTTCTAAATATTCCATCATGTACCTGTTTTCCACCTAGTTGAGTAACACATCTTGTCATCATCATAGTGTTACCTTTTGCTAAGTTTCTCTGTGCTACTGGTACAAGTACTTCTCTATCTTCCCCTTTAGGTAGTCTTAGTTTTCCTTTTTTTCGTATTTCTACATCTCCATTTTTCTTTTCCTTTTTAAAGCCTACTGGTAATTCAAAACTAAGTTCATGTTTCCCATTAAATTCTGTAATTTCTAATTCGTCAATATCAACGAATACTCTATTTTCTTCTTGACATCTAGGATTAGGACATTGATGAGTAACTTCTATTTCACTATCTGGGTCTGAGTACTTTCTAATGTTCAGTACTAACCAATCTTGGTCTGCTACATATAAACCCTTAATTATTTCTGCCCAATCATCACTAGACATTTTACTCTTTTCGTAATCTCCTATTTTATAAACACATTTTTCTAAAAGTGTGTTGATTATCCTTCCACCATTTCTTTTTACATCTGCCTTACTGATTTCCTCTTCTACCTCACCAGTAATTCCTTCATATTCTACATTTGTGTGTACCTGTCCATCTTTATCTTTGTATCCTGCTAGTAAGTTACAATGGTTACTATCCTCAACTACAAATTCTTTTTCATTTTTCATTATTATACCCTCCGTTTTATTAGGTTAAATTCTGTTTTCTAATTATAAGTAAAAAGTCGCTTTAGTTATGTTTTACTTATTCTACTAAAGCGACCAACTATTTCTTAGAGATAATGCTCAAATTCTATTTCAATTGACTCTTGAAGTGGGTCAGAGGACTCTGCGTCTAGTCCATCTACTTCCCAACTTTTTACCCAAGCCTCTGCAAGTCTCCAAGTTCTCTTAACACTACCATACTTGTCCATCAACTCAATAGTGATAGTCTTTCTATGCTCTGGGTCTTGTAATGACTTCTTATATAAATCTTCTAAGTTCTCATTAGCAAACGCACCTTTTGCCATAGTAACAGTATCTACTGACTCTTGACCTGTCAGCTTATGAGTGTGTCCATATCCACCTTCTCTGTATTCAACTGTTTCCAACTCTCTTCTTAAACCCTCAACTGTTTGAAATCCCATTCCAGCTGGATAGCCCGGGATACTCACTTTATACTTAAATTTCTGTAGAGGGTCATTCTCTGCACTTCTTGCCATTTATTTTCACCCTCCCTTATTGTTCATTAGTTTTTTGGGCAAACCTTAGAATTGTAAACTCAGCAGGTTTGACTTTAGCGTATCCTACTTCAACGATAACCTTACCAGCATCTCTAATTTCCTGTGGGTTTAAGTCTTCATTACACTTAATATAATAAGCCTCTTCGGGTGTTTCACCAAATAAAGCCCCTTCTTCCCATAATCCGTATAGGAAACCATGTAACGCTGATTTAATTCTACCCCATAACTCTGGTGTATTAGGCTCAAAGATTGTCCATTGGGTCTGCTCATAGCAAGACTCTTCTACCATGATGTCAAATCTCATATCAGACACATACTTTCTATCTAAGTGTTCTGAGATTAGTCTACCACCCCAAACGACAATTCCTTGACCTTTCTTCGGTACGATACAGTTTACATTATCTGGGTTGAGTAACTCAATATCCTCAGAGGCAAGTTTAGTTTCAACTTCAACTGCACCCATAACTCTAGCCTCTAGTCCAGCAGGTGTTTTATGAACTCCTCTATCTACATCTGTTCTAGCATAAATTCCTGCTATGAACCCACTAGGTGGTACTAATCTTTTTCCTCCACTAGCTGATAGTGGGTCTAATACCTTAAGCCATGGATAATAATACGCACCATAAGGACTTGCCAACTGATTTTTCTCCTCTTTAGCACCTGTAGGGTCTAAGTTACTAGAACTATCTACAATTGCAAATACATCTCCACGATTTTCACAGTAATCTAAAAGACCTTGCTGTACTGCCTTTGCTGTCTGACCTGGTACTGCTAAAATGTTTACATCATCAATTTTATTGAAGTCTTGTAGTGCCTCTGTATAGTCTACATCTGTAAGAGTAGTTAAGTCTGAGTCTCCACTAGTTAGAGTAGTCTCTGCCGTTACTGTAAGTGTTCCTGTATCATCAGTAACTCTTACAAAGTCGCTACCAATAGTTTCACTATTAATAACAGTCATGTAATAGTTATCGTCTTCTGCTGTATCACTCAGCTTTCTAAAGGTTTCTTGTTGCTCACCTTCTACTCTAATGATAATGTCGAATAATGTTATCTCGTCTTCGTTTGAGATAACTTCTACACTTACTTCATTACCCCATTCTCCAACTGACAATGCCTCAAACATTACAGCACTAGTATCACCAATATCTACTGACGCTTTAACTGCACCATCACCAACAATTCTATCTATAAATAGTCTATTCCCACCATTCTTGAAGAACTGTCTTACTGCATACACAGTATCACTATCTGCAATATAGGGTGTATCTAATCCTAATGCAGTTTGTCTTTTGAAATCTTCCCAACCTGTAATGAACATAGGGTCATTGGGAGTTCCCCTTCTGAACACACCAATCATTCCTGCTGTAGCTGTACCAACAGCCTCAATTGGAGGTGCAGAATTAGCCATTCTTTGCACATATACATCTGGTTTCAGATATTCTGGCATTTAATAAACCTCCTTTAAAGTTTAGTCTTTCTCTTCTTCCTGCCCTTCATCTAATATTGTTGCTTTAGGCAGGTCTTTCTGTCTAATCATTATTAAACCATCTTTCTCGTCTTTTCTCATTTTCTCTGTGATTTCATTTTCCTTAATCTTCTTAGACTGATTAACCAATAACCTAAAAGAGTCTTTTCCTTCTCCCTCTAGGTCATAAATTAATGGTCTATTTTCTAGGTTTCTAATCTCAAACATCTTTAGTCCTCCTTAGATAAAGTCTACATCTGTAACTAATGGAACTACATAAGAGTCTCTCTCATCAAGTTCTACCTTTATCTTGTAAGTAAAAGTCCTATGAAATCTTTTCTCTCCATTCTTTGTGTAGTCAGCATTAGCAAAGTCTACTCTCTCCATCTTTATATCTTTACTATTTCCATCTATATCTAAAACGGGTAACAGATTATGTTTCTCAACTCTGCCCTCCCATTTTCTTAGCATTTCGTTAATCTCATATTGACTCTCTGCCCAAAAGTCTACTTGATAAAACAGGTCGTATGGTACTAGAGGTCTTAGCATTTGTGCTGTTCCTTCTACCTCATTCTTACTTCCCAATTCATCAAATCTCTTTTGCCTATATTCAGCAAGTTTCTCGTCATAGCTGAAAAATGTAACTGCTGGAAATTCTGCTGAATTACCTTCATTAGTCTGTCTTGGTCTTACTGTCAAGTCTACTATATCTACTATTCCCTCTATAAAGTCTATTAGTCCTCTATCTACTTGCTCAATCCATACACTAGCCACTATTTAATCACGCCCTTTCTTATTAATTCGTCTAAAGCGTCAGACCAAATTTCTTCTACCTCGTCTTGCATTTCTTCCCATGTCGGTCTCATTAGTGGTCTAGCAGGTGTATCTTCTGTACCGTATTCAAGCATAATCATTAACTCAGAGAACTTCTTTCCACTAGGCTTATGAGTTTTCCATGGTGATGCCCCTACAAATATTCTTTTCTTATTTGGCTTTGTTGCAACCCGTCTAACTCCTAGATTATCTCTTAACCAACCTGTATCCACATAGATTTTATCATTACCTTTTTTCTCAATAGTGTATCTTGCAAGACTTTCCCAGTTTAAATCCTGCTTATCAATATGCTCTACCATTCTATCTAAAAGTAGTTCTCCTGTTTCCATTAGTTTAGCGTGTGCCATAGCACTCATACTAGCAGGTAACCAGTCTAAAGCTATTCCTGCATTTTTCCAATCTCCTGTTAATCTTGCACCACCTTTACCCATTTGCCTCACCTACTTTCTTTTACATTCAAATAGATATTCAAGGAAGATGTCTTCTACCTGTGACTTAGGATTAATATTAATTATCTTATACTGCTCTCCTGCATAGCCTATTTCACTTTCTAAATTAATATCTGGGTGATTATACTCATCAAGCAAATCGTTATCTCTCAACTGCTTAGAAGGTATTATAAATGTAGTATCTACATCTTGTTCTATTCCAACATCAGTTAGTACTTCATTTTTAGGCTCATAATTTACTCTACCTATTAATGTGTAACTATTTGAGTAACTTTTTCCCTGCTCTTCCCCATATAAATCACTAGAGTTCTCTGACTCAATGTATTCATTTAAAATTATACCCTATGTTCCCAGTTCCTTAAAACCCTGCTCTAAATCTTTTTCAATTTGAGCTAACTCTAAATCTGTCATTATCCATCACCTAAAACTGTTTTTAATTCTTCATCATATCTTGCTACATATCTATCTAAGTCATTAACTTTTATCTCCCTAAAAGAAGGGTCATTTACTATCTTATTATAGTCTTCTTCAATATTAGAGGCTAGGTCAAGAACTCTTTTAACTCTAGTTGTTCTATCTACATCTATTTCAGAGGAGGATATATCTAGTCCTTCTGAGTACTTTATTGCAAGTAATCTTAGGCTGTTAACTAATGCCTTCTTTATTACTAGATATTCCTTTTCCTCTGGAACAGTTTCAACAGTATATTCAGAGTCTAATTCTTTTACTGCCTCTTTTATTTCAGTTTCTAGTGTAGAGTCTTCTGGGAACTTTACTTTATCTAGGTCATTTAGTTTTGCCCTTAAAGTCGTTACTGCTACAATTGTATCCATTTAGTTTTCACCTACTTAATTAGCATTGGCTCTTTTTCCTCTAGCCACTCTTTTACATTACGAGGTACTTTCTGTTTAACTCCCTTCTTGAAGTTATACCAACTACCCCCAATGTAAACATTGTCCATATTTCTAAGTGGTGTGATATACACATTCTTACTCTTAACTTCTACTTCTTCTACCTTTGCAATATTCACTTCTTCTACTTCTTCCTCTTTATTCTGAGGGTTAGCGAGTTTCTGCAACTTCTCTTGTAGTGGCTCTAAAACAGTCACTCGCTGTTTACCCTCAGTTTCTAAATCCAGCCATTCTTCAATCTGACTTCGGCTGTCAGTTCTTCTTATTGCTTTAGTTGCCTCTTGGACATTCATATCTTCAAAGGACTTTTCCCCATCTTTTTCGTTTTCTTCTTCTACAGAATTAATCTTAACTACTTCGTTATTATTTTCTGCCATTTTATTCTACCTCCTGTTAAGTGTTATTATCTAGTTTCTAAGATTAAAGAGTTTTCTTCTTCAATTAGACCAGAACCCATAATTGAGTACCAAGCTAACTTATGCTCTCTACCAAAGTCGACTACTCCACCATCACGCATTTCTACTGGAAGACCTTCTGCCCAACCATAAGCATTATCACCAAAGATAACTGCTTGGTAAGCTGTAAACTCGTCTCCACTACTTGCTGTACCATCTGGGTCAACTTCAACTGTAGGCTGTTGTGTAGTAGTGATAAATCTTACATCATCAATTCTACCAAACTCACCTGCATAAATTCCACCATAGTCATTTGCATTTTTGAAGTCAGCGTCATCTTTCAAGCCTCTTTCTTGGTGTGGGTGGATAAAGCAAATATAAGCGTCTCCATTATATTTTCTTACATTCTTAGTTTTCAGAACTTCTACAGCGTCTTTCAGAAGTGCAGAGTCAAAAACATCTCCTTCTGCTAAGTTTTCTCTAGCTGTCTGTCCACCTGCGTATGTTACGCTAGTCTGATTATTAATGATTGAGTCTCTCAACATTTCGTCAAGAACTTCTGCATAGTCCATACCTAAAAGTCTTGCACCACTTGATAGAATATCGTCAAAAGAACTCTGTAACAGTTTTTCAGAAACACTAATTGCATTACCATACTCGGTAACAGTTAATTGTGTCTGATTTGCTGTCAACCCTTGAGTTGTCATTGGGTTTCCTTCGTCTAACTGACCTCCCTTATTCAATGAATTGTACTTAGTGAAGTTTACAGTTAGACCCGGCTCTGTTCCTAACTCTGTTTTCTTAGTTGCAAACTGTGCATAGCGTAAAATTGGCTGTGCATAAAACTGAATATCTTTCGAATAGACTTCCAATACTGCCTCGCTTAAACTTGTAGTGTTTGTATCTGGCATTTATTATTCCTCCCTTAAATTTTTGGTCTTACTTAATTCCCATTCTTCTTTTAATTTCGTCTCGTCTTTCCTTCCATTCCTCAACTGACATATTATCAATATCACTAATGTTTAACTCTGACTCTCCTCCAGTATCCATTTCTGGGTTTGTCGGATTAGGCAATTCTGCCTCTTCTTTCTCTTTCTTCTTTCTTTCCTTCTCTTCTTTTTCTTTTAACTCTTTTTCCTTCTGTTCTTTAGTACTAACTTCCTCAACAATCTTGTCATATTCTTCTACAGCTTTAGTAATAGATTTATCTATCTCTTCCTTACTATCACCTCCAACAATTGACTCGATAAGTCCTTTGCCTTCTTCTTTAAGTTCTCTAATCTTTCTTTCCTTGTATGCCTCAAGTCCTAATGTCTTGTTTTCTTCCTTCATACTGTTCACATCTTCTTTTAAGTCATCTAGTATAGTCTTGTACTTATCTTTGATTGCTGATTTCTCCTCCTCTTCTTTTTCCAACGAAGTTTCCAGTTTCTTAATCTTAGTCTCCATGTCCTTAATCTCTTTTTCCTTTGCCTTAACCTTATCCTCTTTCCTTTTAATCTCGTCATAGAGTTTGTCTTTCTCTTGCTTTCTTGCTTTCTCTACAAACTGTTTAACTTCAGGTTTCTGCAATAAGTCCTGTAAAGACAGGTCTTCAAGATTAACCTTAGTCTCCTCTTCCTTAGTACTCTCACTTTGTTTTACTACAACTGTCTCTTCCTCGTTAGTTTCTTGGTCTACTTCTGTTTCATTAGTCTTTTCTTCTGGCTTAGCCATGTTTATCTTCCTCCTATTTTTAGTATTCTAGTTGTAACTCACAACCTGCAATATTTTCTCTACCTAAAACAATTGCTCTTATTACATCACCTTGTTCTAAAAGTAGTCTCTCATATTCCAGCCTGTAATTCTCAACCTTCCTTAAATTTGGTCTGTCTTTCTCCATCTCTCTCATAACTTTCTTTCTTACTTTCTCACTTTTCTCTCTTAAATCTATTAGCTTATCCTCATTCTCCTCTAGTATTTCTTCTTCTCTTTCCATTAGTTCCTGTAAGTCCATTTCTGTGTCTGCTAACAAGTCCTGCATATCATCAATATAACTTCTTAGTTGACCCAAAGTAACTCACCTCTATTGATTTACCATATTCCAATCTAAATTCTCGTTTTTATATTCAATCTTGTACTTACCTTTTTCAGCTACATTATTAAGCCAAACTTTTATATCTTCTTTATACCTATCTAACAGCTTTAAAGCTAACTCACTCTCTACAAGTAAAGCTGTAAGACCTGTTCCTTTTTCTCCATCTTTACATTTTGCCTTTTCGTCTACTTCTAAAATAGAGCCTTCTATAATATATTGCATAGCTGATATTTGAGTACAAGTTACATCATCTGAGTGTCCTCTCGTAATATACCCATCATTATAAAAAGTTATTATTATCATTTATTCACTCCCTTGTGTTACATCTCTTAAATACTGAGCAACACCTAGTTCGTCAATCTGCTCTGCCTTCTTGGGTGCGTCACTTATTTTCTGAGTCCTGTTTAACTCATTTAGTATTCTATCATCATAAGAAGAACGAGTCTTTAACTTAATTGCATTTACCTCACCTGTTTTGAGTCCACGCCAGTTTCTTGCCTCTCTCTGTTCCAGCTTATAATATTTATCGGGTAAATCCCAATGTATCGTTACATCTGACTCCTGTAAGTTCAATCCTGTTGCCCCTGCGTCTGATAAGACCAACACATCTTTATCGGGGTTTGTCTTAAACTCCTGTATAACTTTCATTCTTTCTGAGTCAGTTAAATCTTTAGCTGTATAGATTAAAGCCCTGTCTTCGTCTAAATGATTTTTCAATGTTTCTACACCATCTAGGTCTGAACTAAAAATCAGTTTCTTTTCATCTTTATACTTATTATCTATTAAATCATCTAAGACCTTGAGTTTACCATTCTTTTCTCCACCAGCATTTATGACCTTATTGAGTTTATCTTTCTCTATAGCTCTTACTTTACTTACTGCCATTCTACCTCTATCTATTCTATCCTGTGCCTCTTTCTCAATGATTTTTAGCTGTTGTTCCTGCCACTCAGATAAACCTGCACGAATAGTCCTTTGAATTTTTCTTGCCTCTACTGGACTATCTCTTGTAATTGATAAAGGTTTCAATAAATCTCTTAAGTCTCTTAATACTGACTCTTCATATAAACTTGATGCCTTAGTTATATCTTTAAATTTGCCCTCCAGCTTATATTTCGGGGGCAGTCCATCTGGGTGTAACCAATCGAGTGTATCGTACATATCCATTACGCTATCTCTTACTGCTGTACCTGTTAGTCCTACCCTATATTCAGTATCCAGCTTTTTCAAGTTCCTTGCTGTCTTTCCTGTGATTTGATGTATCTCATCAACTACTGTCATATCCCAACCAAAGTCTGCTAAAGAGTTTGCCTTTGTGTAAGCTATATCTTTTAAATCTCCATCATTCTTAAGCATTTTATGGCTTATTACATGAACGAAGGAGTCGTCATTCTCATACATTTCTATCCTCTTTTTCTTGCTAAGGTATGCCTTGTAGTCTCTAACTGTGATAGCGTCATCAGTAAAATCATCAATCTCTTTTGAGAACTGTCTTACTAAGTCCTCTGGAACTACAACTAAAACTTTGTTAGCACCTGCGTCATAAGCCTCTGATATTGAGCCTATTGCAGTATGCGTTTTTCCAGCACCGGGCTTGTAATGTATTAACCCTGTCTTGTTTTCTCTTATAAATCTTATACCTGTCTGCTGGTCTGCCCTTAATTTAAAGTCATATTCCTTACCATTCTTAGTATAGGTACTTTTCATGTGGTTAGGTAGCCAACCATCTTTATTTTCTTTTCCCTGTCTTATTCTATTGAGTTTCTCTGTTATAGATAACTGACCTTTATTAGAAGACCACTTATCTGTTATCTCTTCTATTCCATCATACCCTACTATAATGTTCTTTCTTCCATCTAAGGTATCTACAGTATAGTTTTTTGCTGATACGCCCAGTTTATCTACCACAGTATTTGTTGCCCTTCTTGCCTGTGGTATGTTTACATATTTTAAGCTGTCTGGGTCATCAACTACTCCCTTTAATTCCCTTAATAATCTTTCGTGTGCCTCTGCATATCCAACTGCGTCACCTAGTTCTGTTCTTGCTTGTTGTACTGCTTTTCTTCTCATTCCCATTACTGCTCTTCTTGTAGCCGAGCCATCTTTTACAGCTTTCACTTTCTCATAAGCACTTTCCATGTGTTTCTTAGCCTCTGCTAATGACTTCTTCATTTCAATACTCATTCTATCGTCTATATATTTACTTAGACCACTAACAACATCTTCCATATCTAAGTTCGGGTTTTTCTTTACATCTAAAGCCATTATTTTAATTGCTTGGTCTACTCCTATATCTTCGATAATGTCAGCGTCTAATGAATAACCTAAAATATTCTTCGATACTTCTTGGTATCCTCTTATTCCACCTTCTTCAATGTATTTCTCTAAAGCCCTCTTCTTAGTTCCTTGATGTAAGTTTAGAACTCCTTCCATTCCTACATCAGTTTCATCTCTTATTTTCTCTAAGGCTTTCAGTTTCTCCTGTTTTGACCGTCTAGTATAATCCCATGGCTTGTTGTATCGGTAATTCCTTTCTCTCCACTCACGAATGTACTTCTGGCTTTCTGGACTTACCATGTTATAGTCATTGTAGTCTGCCATGTTCTGACCTAGACCACTTTCAATATTCTCTATGGCTACTGTATTCATACCATAGTTATCGGTCAATACAATATCTAACATACACTGACAATATGGGTGAGGATATTCTGGAACTTCTGCTGATGTATATAACCCTTCCATTTCCACATCTTGTATTTCATATTTACTTATATATCTTTGTGCCTCGACTCCTACTGTAGTTGCGTGTTCATCACAAATGTCATAAATCTTATGACTAGGGTTTAAATTCCATGACATCAACAAGTCTTTCATTTCTGCCAGTTTCTTTGTTGCCTCTTGGTTTGCTCTTTCCTGTTCTGAAATCAGAAGTCTTTCATTATACTTGAAAGAACTCCCTCCCCTAAGACTTCTCCCAGTTTCTCTACTGTCAGTCATGTATTTATATGTGTCTTTTTTAGCGTTTTTCAGACCTTTTTCAGTAGTTGCTCTGGGTATCTCTTTCCTATACCTTTGGTTTATCTTCTTACGAGAAACCTCTAATCTCTTATCCATTGTTGCACCTTTGAACTCACCTTGTAGTTCTTTCATAGCACCATTTTTTACTTTCTCCATTTCAGTCCTGCTAAAAGGTTGGAGTCCATGTTCTTTCATTCTCTGATTTTGTCGATATAACTCTTGTTGTAGTCGCTGTTCCTTTGTTTTATTGACTACCTGCTTTACTTCGTCTTCCATATTTAGTGAACGATAGTAGTGCCTGTTATACCTTGATTTTACATCAGAGTCGTCTAGGACTTTATCAAAGGTTGCTTTATTGATATTCTCTGCGTACTCTGTATGAATGTCGTGTAACTTTTTTCTGTCTATTAACTGTTTCTTATCATAAGGCAACTTTAATCACCTACTCTTCTAAGCCTTGCTGTTCATTTTCTACTTTTCCATCTAGGTCAGATTTTATACCACCAATATCAATATTCTCAGCACTATTTTCTGAGCCTATATCGAACATGTCTCTTTGAGCCTGTTTCTGATACTCTCTAATTTCGTCTAGTTTCTCTTGGATATTTCCTTCATAACCTAATTCCTCTAAAGCACCTTTGGGAGTTTCAATTCCCATATTTAACTTTTGTGCGATTTTCTGTAATTCTACTAATTCATCTTTTGGTAGTGGGTCTGGAAACTTAATTGTAAAATCAAATAGTTTTCTTATCTCTTTTGGGTCATCACCATCTATAACCTCGTCTAAAATATCTTGCTGTTCTTCATCACCCTTAACCTTTAAATAGAGTAATATCAATTTGCAAACTTCCTTTATCCCTCTTCCATAAGTTCTGCGTTTAATCCATGTCTTTTCTAAAAGAGGTGCATATTTTACTCTTAAGGCTACTCCAGTTGTGTTTGAGATATTTGACTCTCCTCCCAAACTATCCTCTGGTGTGTTGGATAACTCAGATATTGCTGTTTTGATTTTCCCAATATATTTATTTGAGGCACCTAAATCTGACTCTAGTTTCAAATTATATACATCTGCGTCAGCAGGTAATCCACCCCAAACCTTTCTAGCACCTTTCTCAAGATTTTTAGACTTTGCACCTTTTATAATCGTAATAGGTGCGGCATGATAGTTTATAATATCACTAACATCTGTAACTTTTTCGTTGAGTTCCTTCTGTAAATCTGTAACTGCTTTTAAATCACTCTGCCCATAACTCTTACCTGCCTTAGGTAAATTTCTAATATGGACTACATTTATCTTTCCTACAACATTATCTATTTCTTTCTGTAGTTTATCGTCTACATAGTATTTGATTTTATCCCTAGTTATCTCTTCCTTATATAACTTGGGTTGTATCTTCCCACTTTTCTCGTCTTTCTGTAGAATTACATAAATTATCTTACAGGAAACCATTTCGTTCTTATTATGGGTAGCATATTCTGGGAATACCATACTACTTGATAGCACATCAATTCTAACTTTCCCATCTGGGTATTCTAAATCGTGTGGTATCCCTTGAGAATTTTTCTTACCGTTCTCCCAAGAAACACGAATAAATGAGTCGCCTGTTACTGCACCCATTTGTCCTATCTCTATTCCAGTAATATCCTTATTGTTATACTGCCACACTTCTTCTACCATTTCTTTAATCTCAGTATAATCTTTGTGTGGCTTTATTCTAAAACCTTTGCCAAATAGAAAACTTACTGACTTATCTACAATAGCCTTACTGTAGTTAAAAGTTATAAGTCTTTCTACGGCTCTATCTCTATCCCAATGGTCTCCATCATAAAATTTCCACATCTTAGAGTATTCTTGTATTCTCTTTGAGTGTTTATCGCTTAGTTCGTCTGGTCTGGTGACTAGAGGATTGGTAACACTATTCATCTATACCAGCACCTTCCTTAAAAGAGCCATTAAGAGTACTATCTGTAACTCCTACTTGACTATCTCTAACCTTTTTTAGCATATCTTTTACTTTAGCTTGTCTTCTTTCTCTTTCCTCTTTTGTTTCCATTTCTGATTGTTTGAGATATTGGTTAGCATTAGTAGTCCTTTTAATCTCCTCTCGGCTCATTGACTTCATTTCTTCTCTTGTGGGTTCACGATTATATCTTTCCATATCTTCTCTTTCCTCTGAAATCATATCTTTATTTTCATTTTCCATAATCGTCACCTGTAATTAATTTATGCGTTCTTACCAGCATTAAAAGCCTCCTTAGTTCCAGCAGGTATGTTCTTAGCTTTGTCTCTACCTTTATTATCTCTAGGTACAGTTAAGCCTTGCTCATCACCCTGTCTTGAACTAGTTAGTCTAGTCTGATGAATGTTACTCCTATTTTTCTTCTTATTAAATACAGGCATATTCTCCCTCCTTCCTTTCTACTTCTAAACATAGAAATAGGCAAGTGATACAGAACTTAAAATGCGTAAGAGAAAATCCCTCTCGGGCAAAAACTCTTATTTACCTTATTACAGTTCTATATCACTTGCCTAATTAAAAAAATCTACTGGGGATATTTGACCCTTTCCACTCTCCACTTATATTATATAATAATGTTTTTCCATAGTCAAATGTTTTTTCCGAATTTCCCCAATTTTTCAACTCCTTCCTTACTTTTTCTAAAACTCCATAATTTTAACCTAAAATGGTCTGCTTTTAGTTCTCTCTTTTAGCTTTTGAAAATCGAGGGCTTTGCCTAGTCTTTCTTTTTTATTTTTTTCTTTCTTTTGTGTGTTAAACATCTTAAGTAGGTAAAAGTAGAACACTCGTTTGTTAATTAATTAAATTATATAGCATAAGAGAGCTAACTTGATTTAATCGGAAAAATCTTAATTCTATTTTGCCTTATATATAGAGGTTGAGGTGGTTAAGTATCTTAACTAGCTTGATTTTTCGACTCAAGGTCAGACTGGGTAGCATTATAGAGTATTACAGAGTTAATCTTATTTAATCGGAAAAATCTTAATTCTATTTTGCCTTATATATAGAGGTTGCAAAAAGCTGGTTAAGTATCTTAACTAGCTGGGTTTTTCGGGTCTGAGCATATTGGAGTAAAATAGAGCATTATAGAGCATATCTAATTTAATCGGAAAAATCTTAATTCTATTTTGCCTTATATATAGAGGTTGACTCAGGGTCAGTCTTGTACTTGAACTCTGGTTTTAGGGTCTTATATGTCTCCTCTGGAGGCAAGTCGGCGAAACCTTGTTTTAGAAAAATGGCTAAAAGTGGTCTGATTTTTAACGATTTCGATATTTTTTATATAGAATTGGGCTAAAAGGATAATGCTCATTGTATAAATTGTACTGTGGCTTTAGTACTGGGTGCATACTTTAGTTCATATAAATTGAAGGTAGTTTTAATTGTTAACTAAAATGACTAAAAGGAACTGGGGCTGAAAAGGGGCAGAGTAAGAGTTAGTCTTTTCTCTCTTCCCCCGCCCACTTAAATAATGGTCTTATTCTGTTATCCTCTTAACCTATCTCTATATCTTATTGTCTTTTCTGTATTTGCAGTTTTCTCCTGCTTTCTTTTCTCTAAATTTTCCTATTTGGCAAACCTTAAAGCAGTCTGTCATAGTATAAAACTCACCATATTCACAGTTTCTACACTCCCTACTTAGGTCTTTAATTGTTCTTACCTCCTTAATAACTCTCCTAATTCCTTAGCTGACTCACTTCTTTCTACCTTATCTAGTTCAACACAGGCTGTTAATCTACTTCCTTTTAGTCTGTTGGCTACAAAACTCAGTCCATTATAAGCAGGTGATAGTCCTCTTTTATCTACCTGTCTTACATCACCAGTTAAAACTAGCTTACTTCCTTTACCCATTCTTTCTACCAGCATTTTCATTTTATCTGGCTCAATGTCCTGTGCCTCGTCTATTATAAAGAAGGTATCTTTTATATCTCTACCTTTAGCAGTCTGTAGTGGCTGTATTTCTGGTACTGTTTTCATTTGGAAACTTTTCATATTATCCTCGAATGGCTTAATAAACGGGTCTTGTTTCTCTTTTATCCCACCTGGTAGTATTCCTAACTCTTCTCCAATTTGAACATTAGGTCTTGATAGTAGAACATTTGAGTACCTCTCCTGTTGTGCTAACTGAATTGCAGATTTTATTGCCAAAGCTGTCTTTCCTGTACCTGCAACTCCCCATAATATTACTGTAGTAATGTCTGGATTGAAGATTGCGTCATAAGCCATGACCTGTCTTCTGTTAAGTTCATCAATCCCTTGTATTTTATGCTTGTTAGACCAGCTAACTTTATGAAGTGTTCCACTCCTATATCTTGCTAGTATAGAGTCGCAGTCTACATATTGGTTTTCGTGTAGTTTCTCTTTACTCCAGCCTACTGAGTTATGTTCCTGTAGCTGATTATATTCATCTGGAGTTAGTTTTCTTTTAACTACTCCAGTATAAGTGTTAATGTCTGGTTGGTAATGCTCACACTTAATATTGTTTTCTTTGCCTTCAAGGTATACTCTGTAATCTCCAGTAATCAACTCTAATTCGTGTATCCTACATATATCCAATAGGGCTTTATCTACAACTTGTTCTGACAATTTGAAGTTTTGGCATTTGATATTATACTTCTTTATTGCTCTTAAAACTGTTCTAGCATTGTATCCAACATTCTTACTGTTCTTTAGACCATCTAACTCATCTAAAATAATGAATGGAACTATAATCTCGTCTTTATTTTTCTGAATTAGGCTCGGATTGTCAATTAAACAGTTAGTATCATAAATTTTCAATTAAATAGCCTCCTCTTTACCTCTCTTTAGACCACTGTATTTCTCCTTCAAGCCACTTTAATTCGTCTATCATGTTATAATTGCATATAGGACAGTTTGCACTTATTATTTCTGACTCAATTTTAACTAAAACTGGGGTTATTTCTCTATTACACTTAGGACACTTCAAAATTTCTCCTCCTTTTAGCCAAATAATTCGCTATTTGTTCTACCTGCCTTCTTCTTTTTACCATAACTCCTGTAACCTTTGTCCTCAAAGAACGGATTATAGTCCTGTACCTCTAATTCTGGCATAGCCTCGTTCTTACTAGCCATTATTGCTAGTGCTAAACTATCAGCATAGTCATCATGTGCGTCTTTTTTCATTGGGTGGCTTACTATTAGGTACTGTCCTTTCCAGTCTTTCTCTAAATCTAGCATTTGTTGCTTGAATTTTCTGTATTTTTTGTACCTAGTTACTCTACTACCACTCGGTATTAGTAATCTGTTAGCATGTATCTCTTGATTTAGGTGCTTATACATCTTACTCTTAGACTTTCTACTAAAAGTATAGCTTACTACATCAATTCTTCCATCAAAGTAGCCCTTAATTCTGTCTGACATTATTTCTCCACCACCAGTTGAGTCAATATACACCGTACTTATATTGAATTTCTCTAAAAACTCTACAATCTGATAGAATTGGCTGTTGTAATCGTCACCTTTTAACTCCAACCAGTCTAATATCCTTTTTCTGTATCTTTCTACTCCCTCTATATCGTCATATACTGGGTTATCGTAGTCTATTTCTGTTACTGTTATTACTGTGCTATCACTTTTCTTGGCTATATCAATTCCAGCTGTTTGAACTCCTCTTTTTCTCTCATGCACTAAAGGTAAGTTCCTTTCTATCTCGCATAGTTCGTTGAATTTGCTCTCTGTTAGGAACATTCCTCTTTCTAGGATAAACTCACAACCATAAGCCATTCTAAATTCATCACTATTTTTACCTAATCGCCTTATCTCCTGCTTTATGTATTTTCTATATCTGTCATTATATTTCTGTACCTCTTTATAGTCATATTCAAAATGGAGTTGTCTGTTCTCCTCTTCATTCCTTCTTCTGTTTCTTCTAATAGCGTCTAAAAAGTCACTCTTAACATTGTTAGCTGTTCCTACCTTTATTACTGTAGCGTTCGTACTGGCTCCCATTGGGTGAATACTTTTTCTCACCACCATGCTGTCAACATCTTGAGCCTCCTCTACTATAATAAAATGTAGGGTCTCACTCTCAATCTGTGCGTTCTTATTCGCACTCAAACTGATGGCAATACTTCCATTATCCAACGCTATTACTCTGGTTAAGTCTTCTAAACCTACATCAATGTCGTTACTATTTAATATCATTTTAGCATTTCTACTTCTTATTCTAGTATCCATTCTTCCGTAGGTTGTCTGAGCCTGTCTTCCACTAGGTGCGAATACTCCTACTCGTACACCATTCCTATAAATCTGTATTGGCTCATAATGTGAAAACAATTTAGCTAAAAGTGGTAGTATTACCATAATTCCATCTGCTATTACAGCATTTGTTTCTGTCTTACCACTCTGTCTAGCAAATAACGCTGTCAGTTCCTCACCATCATTTTGTATAACGCTTTTAACTATCCCTTCTGCATATTCCCTCTGGTATGGAAAAAATTCTATCCCTGCCATTTTCTCAGAGAAGGTTACTATATTCTTAGTCATTTCTTCTACATCAAATTCTACTCCTGTCAAGGGTTGTATGTCTTTCTCCTTGATTGTCCTCATCTGTACTAAGTCCAATTAATTCCTCACCTCCTACTACTATTATACACCTTGTACCATTTTATTTCAAAATTTCCAACCTAAAACACGCCGACCTTATTACCCCTATATCTAAAATATCTACCAACCTCGTTTTATTCCTCCCCTGTATCCATTTATATCTCCCCTGTGTTAATATCTTCTCCCCTACCTTAAAATTATTCTCTAATTATTCTACCATCTCTTTTGAGTGTGACGGCATCTGGTTGAGTATCCTATTAGTCAATTACTTTAGTTTTAGGTCTACACATAAATATGACTTATACTTTAGTTTTTAGTGCTTCATAAAAAAGGTGGTAGGGTGCCTCCTTAACATTTTCCCCTCGTTAAAGGTGGGGTCAAAAATCTGTGCTGTTCATTACTTTTACATTTCCAATCTGTTACTATACTACTCCCCTGCCTGTGCCGTATCAAATGTGCTGAACTCTAGGCGTAAACTCTTTATCTCTAGTTCCTTATCTTTTCCCCTGCCAGTTTCTTTTTCTATTTCCTTTCTATTGCCCTGTCTAATTATCTAATCTAAAACTGTTTAACTTCTAATCTATGTTGCTTATCCTCCAGTCCTTTCCTTACTTTAAACTGGGCTAATTATTTTTACTATTCCTGTCTTTTCTCACCAGCCTTTATTTTCTGTCTGAGTTTTAGTCCTTTCATTACCTTACCTTGTGTTACATAAATAACATAAAGCGAACACTTTTCTATGCTTGTAGGCTTACGAAGTGACACTTTTCATTTTCCATTAATTCCCAAAACCCTTGTCCTCCCCTACATAACAGGCATCTTATTTTACCCCTCAATGCGTTACTTGTGTGTCATAAAGCGAACAAACTTACCATTCTCTACCAGTCGTTACCAGTCTTTGTATATCGTTACCAATACCTACCATTCTCCCCTATATACTAATGTTGCTAAAGTCCAATCAGTATTGCTTTATATCTAAAACTGGGTGCTTTATAACTAGGCTTGGGTTGCTTATTTCCTTTCTGTAATTACTGATTTCTTGTCCTTGCTTACCCCTTGCTATCCTTGTCATGACAGGGCTGGTGGTGGTTGCTAGTCTATTGCAAAATGCCAATATCATTTCCAATTTTTAGGAAAATTAGTGCGTACACCAGTCTGTCTAATTCTCTATTTCTCTATATACTAAAAGTCTATCTCTTATCTTATTATTACTATACTCTATTTACTTATGTATTTCTTATTATTGTTTCTCTTTCTTATCTATACAACCCAACCCCTTCTCCTTCCCCGCCAGCTCTGGGATTTCTGAGGTTTCAGTCTTGGCTATTTACCCCTCTATTCTACCCCTCTATACAGTACTTTTTAGACATAGCTATATGGGTGGATATAGCCTTTTTCCAGACTTTTTCCACCCACTTTTTCTTTCCGTCTACCCTTGAGTAAACTTTTACTAAGTATCTTCCTTTACTCTTTCTCTTAGTCCTTACTGTTGTCTTGGGGCTTGGGAGATATTTTAGTCTTTCTTCTTTTCCCACGCCCTTATTTTTTACGATTTCCAGCCTTCTTTTTCTAGCTCATTTATCTTTTATGAACTAAAAGTCTAATCGGCTATTACTCCTACTTCCTCTACTTTCTTGATATTGCTCATTATCTTTTCTACTCTCACTTCCAATTTGTCTGTATCGTACTCTTTCTCAGCCAGTAGGTCGAAGTATCCTGCTTTTCCTCTCGCCTGTTCTTCTGACTTTGCCATTACCTTAGTATCAGTCTTAATTGCTAAACTATCTACATCAACTACTGTCACCTCATATAGACTATAATACATTTTATCATTCTCCTCTCTGTTTTTTGGGTCACTCATTTTTCTTAGTTGCTCTTTAGCGTCACTTAACCATGCTGTCAATTGCTTTGGCTCTTTGACAACTACTTCTATTCCTAACCTCTCGGCTATTCTTTCTTCCCTTTCTCTTTCTTTTATTCTTTGTGCTACTGTCTTGGTATTCATCATGTCTATTTCTGCGTGAGTTCTCTGTGGCTCTTCCATTTCTAAAAAGCTCGATGACATTTAATCACCTCCTCTCTATAGCTTATCGACATACCATTTGATTATCTGTTTAGCTTTTTTCTCTGACACTTCTTTTTCTAAGTATCTCTGAGTATTCTTAATGCTCAAGTCTGGAACTGTAACATGATGATTTTCATGGGGTGCTATATTCAACGTATCGTACTCGTCTATCCACACTTGCACTCCACCAATATTATCAGCGTCTTCTAATAGCTCTCCCATTCTCAATACTTTATACTTCAAGTCCTCTAGGTTTTCTAAATCTACCTGCTCGTACACTTGCTCAGCTATATCTAACTCTGTTCCACTAAGTTGACTAAA